CAACAACAGGCGCCGGCACCCTCACGCTGGGGTCTGCGGTTGACGGGTTTCAGTCCTTCGCCGCTTCCGGCGTCACCAATGGCGACACCGTTCGCTACGTCATTGAGGATGGAACTGACTGGGAGATCGGCACAGGCACCTATACGGCCACTGGGACTACGTTGTCACGCACGGTGCTTGAGAGTTCCAACGCTGACGTAGCTATCAACCTGTCAGGCTCTGCGGTGGTGTTTGTGGGGGCTGCGGCTGAAGACCTTGCGCCTGTGCTTGAGTTGTATGCTGAAAACCCAAGCAGCCCTACTGCACCTAGTGCTACGGGTTTAAATGCTGTGGCTATTGGTAGTGGTTCTACGGCGACAGGAGGTTCTAGTTTCAGCTTCGGAACTGGCGCATCTTCAACTGCGGATCAAGCCTTTTCATTTGGGCTTAATGCTCAAGCAACAGCAGTCAGGTCGTTATCTTTTTTTGGAGAAGCTGGGTCAACCCAATCAACAGCTTTAGGCTACAACTCTGGTATTCAAAGAGCAAAAACAATTACTGGCTCAGGCGCAATGGCTCTCGGTGGTTCCTACGCATCTGGCACAGACTCATTCGCAGCAGCTATAGCCAACAACACCGCAACCTATGGTGCTACTGGGGCTAACTCGGTGGCTATTGGGAGGCAGAACAAATCCACTGGAACTGGAGGTCTTGCCCTCGGTAGAAATGCAATATCTACAGCACAGGATTCTGTTTCAATAGGTTTGCAATGCACGGCTGATGCTACAAATAGCATAGCTCTAGGTGCTTATTCTAGCACGAAGGGCATTAAGGGGCGAATTGCATTTAGCGGTGTGTCGTCAAATTACCAGCAAGGCACTTTTGTTTTAGCTAAACAGACAACAGACGCTACTGCTAGTGTTTTGACATATAACACTGTTGCAGCCTCAACTAACAATCAAGTCATCCTGCCTAACAACTCTGCCTACGCCTTCCACGGCACCATCGTAGCCCGTCAGCAGGCATCCGGCGGAACAGCTTGTGCCGCATGGAAAGTCGAAGGTCTTATCCGCAGGGAGGGTTCAGCTGGGACCACAGTGTTAGTCAACAGCGCCACAACCATCCTCGACAACACGCCTGCATGGGGCATGGCGCTATCAGCGGACACAACAAACGGCGGCCTCAAGATCGAGGTCACAGGCGCAGCGGCAACAAACATTCGCTGGGTCGCCACTTTGAACACGAGCGAGGTAACATACTAATGGCTATCCAGATTGATATGACAACATCGCAGTATGGCACACCATTTGCTGGTGCATACTTCCGCATTGCTACAGCAGCAATCAGCCGCCAGCGTTCGGGTGACGGGCCTAAATTCAGCGTTATGATTGACGTTGCGGGCTATGCCACTGGCACACCTGACGATGACACCCGTGAAGTAGACTTCCGCCGCTATCACGCTGATTTGGCTGATGTTGAAGTTGGTGAAGGCACGCAGTTTCTCGACAAGTGCTATGCTTGGGTCATGGCTCAGGACGATATGAACGGTTCGGAGGCTGTATAAATGTCAGTAACCATCGACTACACAAAAGGCTTTGTCGAAGGTTCTCCGCTTGCTGAGAAGGTGGGAACGATCACAGGCACAACTCTTGACCTGACTTCGGGCAACGTGTTTAGCTACACCCCTACGGCTGACACTACGTTTGTGTTTAGCAACCCCCCTACGACGGGTACTGCCCTCGGATTTACGTTGGGGCTAACTGGCCTGTATATTTCTGACGGCTATGACCTAGCTAATGCAGAGCCACCTGCTTATGGGAGGTTCAGCGTTGCTGCTCAAGACACAAATCCAACCGGCGTGTTCTTCAAACCTGATGGCACTAAGATGTACGTTATTGGGGCTGCTGGAGATGATGTTAATGAGTATGATCTGAGTACAGCTTGGGATGTAACTTCAGCTTCTTACTTACAGAACTTTAGTGTTGCTGCTCAAGAAACAAATCCACAAGGCATCTTCTTTAAGCCCGATGGCACAAAGATGTACGTTATTGGGACCACTGGAGACGACGTAAACGAATACGACCTAAGCACCGCTTGGGATGTAACTTCAGCATCTTACTTGCAGAACTTCAGTGTTGCTGCTCAAGAAACAGTTCCATCCGGCGTGTTCTTCAAACCCGATGGCACAAAGATGTACGTTGTTGGGGTGACTGGAGATGATGTAAACGAATACGACCTAAGCACAGCTTGGGATGTAACGTCGGCCAGTTACTTACAGAACTTCAGTGTTGCTGCTCAAGAAGCAACTCCACAAGGCATCTTCTTCAAACCTGATGGCACTAAGATGTACGTTATTGGGGCTGCTGGAGATGATGTTAATGAGTACGACCTAAGCACGGCTTGGGATGTAACTTCAGCTTCTTACCTTCAGAACTTCAGTGTTGCTGCTCAAGACACAAATCCAACCGGCGTGTTCTTCAAACCTGACGGCTTAAAGATGTACATTCTTGGGTCTACTGGTGACGCAGTCTTTTCCTACACCCTAAGCACAGCTTGGGACGTAAGCACTGCCAGCTTTGATTTCCCTACTGAAAGTTACTTCTCTGTTGCTGCTCAAGAATTAAGTCCAGAAGACATCTTCTTCAAACCCGATGGCACTAAGATGTATGTTATTGGGTTTGCAGGACGCGACGTAAATGAGTATGATTTAAGCACAGCTTGGGAGGTATCTTCAGCTAGTTACTTACAGAGCTTCAGTGTTACTGCTCAAGAAAGTCTTCCCACTGGCATCTTCTTCAAACCTGATGGCTTAAAGATGTACGTTATTGGGTTTTTTAACGACAACGTGAATGAGTATAACCTAAGCACCGCTTGGGACGTTTCTACTGCATCTTACTTGCAGAACTTCTCCGTAGGTTCCCAAGACACAGTTTCAGAAGGCGTGTTCTTCAAACCTGATGGCACAAAGATGTACGTTCTTGGGTCTACTGGAGATGCAGTATACGAGTATGATTTAAGCACAGCTTGGAATGTAACTTCTGCCAGTTACTTACAGAGCTTCAGTGTTACTGCTGAAGAAGCAAGTCCAACCAGCATCTTCTTCAAACCTGATGGCCTAAAAATGTATGTTATTGGGCAATCAGGAGACGATGTTAATGAGTATGATCTAAGCACAGCTTGGGATGTTTCTTCAGCCAGTTACTTGCAGAACTTCAGTGTTGCTGCTCAAGAAGCAACTCCACAAGGCATCTTCTTCAAACCTGATGGCACTAAGATGTACGTTATTGGGTTCAGTGGAGATGCAGTATGGCAATACTCCACAGGCTCTGCCGGAGATGTGACCTTCACATACCCTGCGTCTGTCGAGTGGCCATCAGGTACACCACCTACCGCCCCTGCTGACGGTGAGACAGACCTACTGACATTCCTCACGCAAGATGGCGGCACAACTTACTACGGACGCTTGATAGGTGACAACTTCAGCTAAATAGGAGCTCCAAATGCACGTTAAGATCACAAACGACCAGCCCGTAGAATTTCCCTACACAATCGGGCAATTTCGTCGTGACCACCCTAAGACTAGCTTTCCTCGCATCATTCCTGACACGATGCTGAAGCGCCATCTTGTGCATCCAGTGATTGAACTGTCTAAGCCAGCCTATGAGCCGTTGGTACAAAATTTAGTAATGGGTGATATGCCTCACAAAGAGGTGATCCGTCTGAAGACAGAAGAAGATGCCACAAACCATATCACAGGCGAGGTAGACCAGTCTCAGGTAGGTCAGCCTATTCACGGTAATCGCTGGTTCATTGGCTACACGGTCGTCAACAAGCCGCAGGATCAGGCAGAGCAGGCAGTCCGTAACAAGCGTGATCGCCTACTGCAAGACACTGACTGGATGGCCCTAAGCGACACCACCATGTCGCCAGCTTGGGCATCGTATCGGCAGGCACTTCGTGATATAACGGAGCAAGCAGGTTTCCCTTACTCTGTCGTCTGGCCCACTAAACCTTAGGAGTGACCAATGCTTGGCTTTACTCCATTTGCGTCTGCGCCTCTTGGCGATGACGGGGCGAGGCGCCCTGATCTGTTTGGTGCGGCGGATGGCGGCCTTTCGTTCGGTGGAGCCACAGCCGCGAGCAGTGCCGTTGCGAGCAGTGTATCAGAGGTTTTGGCGCTCGGCGGGGCAGCTTTCGGTGCGGTTGAGAGCCGTGTGCAGGCAAGCGGTGAAGTTGCATATGGCTGCATAGCAGCAGGGGATGTGACCGCGCGGGCTGCAAGCCATGGGGGCATTGATCTGACCGGCGATTGTGGGGGCATCGCCGCTGCCAGATGCGCAGCGCAATCCATGCTTGGCGTGCAAGGGCATTCTGACGGCGCTGTGGCGTCCAGAAGCCAGAGTGATGGTAGCTTCGACGCCGTCAACATCGGCGACACAACAGTTTCTGTGTCTGGCAAGTCGT